CCAACTTAAAGTATCATCTAGTAAAGCAAGATTTAGAGTTCTTATAAGTGGTCGTAGATTTGGTAAAACATATCTTTGCATAACAGAGATGATGAAATACGCATCTAAACCTAAACAAAAAATATGGTATGTAGCACCAACATTTAAAATGGCTAAAGAGATTGCATGGGCTAGTTTAAAAGAAATGCTTAATCAGTTTAATTGGATAGAAGATATTAACGAAACAACTATGACTATTACGATAAGAAAATCTAATAGTACAATCTCATTAAAGGGTGCAGATAATTATGATTCATTAAGAGGTTCAGGTATTAACTTTTTAATATTAGATGAGTTTGCAGATATAGATAAACGAGCTTGGTTTGAAGTTTTACGTGCTAGTGTTTCTGATACACTTGGAAGTGTTTTAATGTGTGGAACTCCTAAAGGTTATGGTAATTGGAGTTATGAAATGTATCTTAAAGGTAAGCAAGATGATGAATGGGATAGTTACCAATTCACTACTATTCAAGGTGGAATGGTTACAGAAGAAGAAATAGAACAAGCTAAACAAGATATTGATATTAGAACTTTTAGACAAGAGTTTGAGGGTACTTTTGAAAACTATGCTGGAAGTGTTTATTACAATTTCCACCCTGTTGATAATGTAGTTAAAAAACAGATTAATTGGGAAAAACCTTTACATATAGGAATGGACTTTAACGTAGACCCAATGTCAGCTTGTGTTGCACAATTAGAGCAAGATAAAATATTTTTTTTAGATGAAGTTATTATTTATGGAAGTAATACAGACGAAATGGTGCAAGAATTAAGAGATAGATATGGAACGAAGATTCCAATATTTATATATCCTGACCCAGCTTCTAAACAAAGAAAGACATCTGCTGGTGGAAGAACTGATTTATCAATTTTACAAAATGCTGGATTTAAAGTTAAGGTCAAACATAAGCACCCAGCAATACGAGATAGGGTCAATGCAGTAAATTCAAAACTCAAAGATTCTAATGGGGTTAGACATATTTTTGTTTCACATTCTTGCAAAACCTTGATAAAAGGTTTACAAAGACAAATATACAAAGAGAATACAAATATTCCTGATAAGGAAGATGGATTCGACCATATGAATGACGCACTAGGTTATATGATTGATTACTTAAAACCATTGACTACACAGGCTAAATTTAATTCTCCGACAAGATGGACAATGAAATAAATTATGGCATATAACAGAGATTCAATTACAGAACTTCATACAGATTATCAAGAAACAGTTACTAATTGGCAGTATTACATTAGATCATATAATGGTGGTTATGATTATATGGTAGGACAATATTTAAGCAGATATAATTTAGAATTAGATAATGAGTTTAATCAAAGACTTGCAAACACTCCATGCGATAATCATTGTAAAAATATTATTCAAATTTATTCATCATTTTTATTTAGAGTTAGACCAAGTAGAGATTTTGGAGAAATGGCAGATGAAGCTAGTTTAGATTCATTCTTAAAAGATGCAGATTTAGAGGGTAACAATTTAAACTCTGTAATAAGACAAGCACAAAATTATGCGTCTATCTATGGTCATTGTTTTATGATTTTAGATAAACCTAATATTACGACTAACACACAAGCAGAAGAACTAGAACAAAATATCAGACCCTACTTATCAATCTTAACTCCTGAAAATGTTTTTGATTGGAATTTTCAAAGACAAGCAAATGGTAGATATGAACTTAACTATTTAAAGGTAAGAGAAGAAGTAGACAAAGAGGGTGGACAGTATTTTAGACTTTGGTTTCCAGATAGGATTGACACAGTATATCTTCCTAAAGATTCAGAACCAAGATTACTAGATACTGCCATAAACCAGATTGGCAAAATACCAGCAGTTATTTTATACAATTCTAAATCTCATAAGAGAGGAATTGGTCAATCAGATTTAACAGATATAGCTGACTTACAAAAATCTATTTATAACGAATACTCTGAAATGGAACAGTTAATTAGATTAACAAACCACCCATCATTAGTTAAGACTCCAAGTGTTAATGCAAGTGCTGGTGCTGGTGCTGTTATAGAAATGCCTGACGAAATGGAACCAAATTTAAAACCATACTTACTACAACCATCAGGTCAAAACTTACAAGCTATTATGGAATCAGTAAGACACAAAGTAGATGCTATAAATAGAATTGCACATACTGGTGCTATCAGAAGTACAAAGACACAAGTATCATCTGGTGTAGCTTTACAAACAGAATTTGAATTACTTAATGCTAGACTATCTGAAAAAGCTGATAACTTACAAATAGCAGAAGAACAATTATTCAAACTATATGCACAATTCCAGAATGTAAAATATGATGGAGAAATAAACTATCCTGATTCATTTAACATTAGAGATTATGCAAGTGATCTTATGTATTTCCAACAAGCAAAAGCATTAAACATTGGCTCTCCTACTTTTAATAAAGAAGTAGATAAAGAAATAGCTAGAGCAGTAATAGATGATGATGAAAAGCTAAATGATATATTTGATGAGATAGATGCTAAATCAGAAGTTGGAGAATTTACACAAGACGAAGTAGTAGCAGAAGATCAAGAAGTAGAGCAAGAGGAAATTTAATGAATGTCAGATATAGTAAAAGATTCAACACTTTACAGAATTAAACAAATAGAACTTGCTGAAGCAGAGTATTACAAAACATTAATCAAAACATTAGATAGAATAGAACGAGAAGTAGTATCTCTTGCAAGTCGATTACCTTTAACAGATGGTAAGTTATTAGAACTACAATCAGCTATTGCTATTAGACCACAGATTAAAGCTATACTTGAAAGAGAATATTTAGCATGGTCAGATACAGTTGTTAGAGATGGTTTTAATAAACAAGCTAAACGAATTGAGAAAACATTTAAACGAATCGGTAATATTCCAGTAGCATTTCAAGAAATTACTAAAGGCGATAAAGCATTAATACAGAATCTCAAACAACAATATTTTACACAGTTTAAAGATGTGTCTAATACTTTTACAAGAAGATTATCAGAAAAGGTTTATCAGAATACATTAGTTGGTTCAGAATTTACTGTATTAGAAAAAGAATTAAGACAAACTATCAATGGTATTTATGCTAGTGCAGATGACCCAGAAGCACAAAAACTAATTAATTATATAAATAATAATAAGTTTGATAAAGCAAAACAATCACAAGTTGATAAGGCAGTTCAAACATTACAATCTAAATTCGCTAGAGATAGGGCTGGAGAGAACATGAAAAGATATGCTGGCCAGATATTAAACGACTCATTAAGAGATTTTGATGCAACTTTAAACTTTAATAAGTCTAAAGATGCTGGACTAACTTTTGTTAAATACTATGGAGATGTAATTCCAACCACTAGGGAGATTTGCAGAAATTTAATTAGTGGTGTATATAACAAGAGGAAAAGTGGACTTTTCACAATTGATGAAGTCAGAAAACTTTGGACAAGTAGAAGCTGGTCAGGTAAAAAATCTGGAAACCCTTTAGTTGTCAGAGGTGGTTATAATTGTCGTCATCAATGGTCTTATGTCAATCCTGATTGGTATGACAGTAAAGGCGAACTAATAATATAACTAGGAGAAATAAATGTCTGAAGAAACAAACACAATACCTACTAAAAAAGTAGAAACTAAAGAAGAAGTAAAAGTAGAAACACCAAAACAACAAGTTTTTACACAAGAACAATTAGATAACATAATCAAAACAAGACTTGAAGCTGAACAAAGAAAAACACAAAAGATTCTTGAAGCAGAAGAAAGTAAAAAAGCTGAATTGCTAAAAGAACAGCAATTAAAAGAAGCTAAATCTAAAGCAGATATTGAAAAGATTATGCAAGATAGATTATCTGAAAAAGATTCTGAACTTAACAGATATAAAACACAGATTAAAAAAGAAAAAGTTGATAATTCAATCTTATCTGTTGCTAATAGAGAAAAATCTATCAATGCACAACAAGTCGTATCTTTATTAAAAGATGAAGTTAAATATACTGATGATGGTCGTATAGAAATAGTTGATAATAATTCTAATGTACGATATAACACAAAAGGAGAACTATTAACAATAGATGATAGAGTTAAAGAGTTTTTAGATGCTAACCCACATTTCCGTCAAGGGTCTTTGTCTGGTTCAGGAAGCCAAAGTAGTGTCGAGGGTAAAACTGTAAAACCATTTAATATTCAGGATTTAGATATGAGTAAGCCAGAAGATCGTGCTAAATATGCAGAGTATCGCAAAGAACGAGATTCAAAACCTACTCAAATTAACTTAACAAATAAATAATAAAGGAAATAAAAAATGTCAGCAGAAACTACAAGTTCTACACTATCGGAACTATACACAGAGATAGTGGCAGAAGCATTGTTTGTAGCAAGTGAAAGATCAATAATGAGACCACTTGTAAAAAACTATGCTATAACAGGTGGCGGAAAGTCAGTTGAAGTTCCAATCTATGCGGCAGTAAGTGCGGCGGCGGTATCGGAAGCGGCTGATTTATCTAACACAGCAATCAATCCATCTTCTGTAACTATTACAGCATCAGAAAATGGAATAATGACTACTCTAACAGATTTAGGAAGAAATGCGGCACCAAGAAATGTTGCGGCAGATATTGGTAAACTGTTTGGAGAAGCGATTGCAAAAAAAATAGACACAGACTTAACTGCACTATTCGGTGGTTTTTCAAACACTGTTGGTTCAGCTACAACTGTTATGTCAGCGGCATTGATTTTCAATGCAGTGGCTAAATTAAGAGCAACTGGTGTTCCAAGTGATAATCTTGCTTGTATATTACACCCAAATATTGCTTTTGATTTAAAATCTGGTTTATCAAACACATTTGCTAACCCTAATCCAGGTGCTGGTAATGAAGCTTTGAGAACTGGTTTTGCTGGTCAAATCGCTGGTGTTAGTGTTTATGAAACATCAAACATGGCAGACTCATCAGGTAATAATCCAGGAACTACTGGAGATTACAAAGGTGCAGTATTCCATTCAGACGCTTTAGGTCTAGCAATGATGCAAGACTTGAAAATTGAAACTCAAAGAGATGCGAGTTTAAGAGCAGATGAAATTGTTGCAACAGCAGTTTATGGAGTTGGCGAATTACAAGACTCTTATGGTTGTGAAGTTGAAGCAGACTCATCAATACAAGACGCTTAATCATAATTTTACAAGGGCGAGAAATCGCCCTTGTATCAACTAGGAGAAAATTATGGAAGAAATGATAAAATTAATAAATGGAAAAAAAACCATTATTAGATCAAAAATACAGTACGAAGCTAATGTAAAACATTTTGAAATGAGAGGTTTTGTTCCTTTTGATGAAGTAAAAAAAGAAATTAAAAAAGCGACAGTAAAAGACATTTCTGATAAAGTGGTTCAACTTAAACCAAAGAAAAGAAAAACAAGGAAAAAGAAATGAAAAATTTAGAAAAATATATTAAACTTGCAAAAGATAATCCTAAAGTAACTGCTGGAGTTATTGTAGGAATTATTGTTTTAATTTGGATATTATAATATGGCAAACTATACTGGTGCTGATGTAATTACTCATGCTGATGTAACAAAGTATCAACCTGATGCTTTTGATTTTGGTATTGCAAATAACGCAACAGAAACAGTTAATTTCTTTGCACAAACTACAAATGATATTTTAAGAGCATTAAGAGTTGAGTGGTGGCCTGTATATAAAACAAACATATTTACAGATATTACAGTTTTAAACACAGCAGAAATGGTTAATACAAAAGTTAATTTAGATCAGTTTGAGAGGGCTGGTGTTTATCTATTTCTAGGAAGATTCTTTTTACCAGCATTAACTAAATTTAGACCAGAAACAGAAAAAGATAGATTTGAAAGAATGGCTGAATATTACATGGGTCAGTACAATATTGAATGGCGAATGATATTAGAAGATGGTGTAGAGTATGATTCAGATGCAGATGGAAGTATTGTATCTAATGAAAGAGAACCTTTACATGGATATAGACGATTGACTAGATAATGGCTATACAAGCAAGTATTAAATCAAACTCTAAATTAATATCAAAAAAATTTAAACACCTAGAATCTAAATTACCTAGAATAATTGATAAAGGATTAAAACAAGCTGGGTTTCAATTATTAGATATTATAAGAACTAAAACACAAAAAGGACAAGATTTTAGAGGTAGACCATTTGCACCATACTCACAAGGTTATTTAAAACAATTAACAAAAGAGGGAAAACCAACAAGAGTAGATTTATTTAACACTGGTAGAATGTTAGGAAGTTTAACTCCATCATCTACTGTTAAAGCCTCTGGTAAAAACAAAGTATCATTAGCTTTTAGTAATGGACAAATGCGTCAAAGAGCATTGTTTAATCAAGTTCTTGGAAAAAACAAAAGAGAGTTTTTTGGGTTTAATTCTCGTACAGAAAAGATTATAAGTAAGCAATTCAATAGATTTGTAGAAAAAGAAATTAGAGGAATAAAATTATGAGCATAAGAGAAGATATAGCTTCAAATATACATAGTGTTATAAATGCAATATCAAGCCCAGATATTAAGTTATGTACTAGACAACCTTTTGAATTAGAAGAATTATCACAGCAACAATATCCAGCAGTAGTAGTGCAGACTTCTGAAGAAACTAGAGAAGATGCAGAACTAGGAAGTGGTGCTAAAACAAGATCAGGTACTATTGATTTTGTAATATTAGGTTTTGTCAAAGGAACAGATACTAATATTGATACAGCTAGAAACGCACTTATTACAGCTATTGAAACTGCTTTAGAATCTGATATTACAAGAAACAACAAAGCATTAGATACTGAAATTACACAAGTTGAAACTGATGAGGGAACTTTGTTTCCTGTTGGTGGTATAAGAATGGTTGTAAGATGTATATATGAGTATCAAGCTGGAACACCATAGGAGATAACATGACAACTAAAATTATAAACAAAATAGAAAAGAAAATAGACCAAATAGAAAAAATGCACGATAAAGAGTCTATGTTATGCGAAGAAGTAAAAGATTTATTATCTGAACTAAAAGAGAACCAAGAAGAAGATAATCAAGAGTGGGAAGAAGATTTAGATGATGATAATTTTGAAGAAGATGAAGAAGATATTGACGAACAAGAAGAAAACTAATAAAAGGACTTATGGCTAAAGATATTAAATTATTTAAAGATGGGAATGAAGTTATAATTAACGAAACTCAACTTGATAATTTTTTAGATTTAGGTTGGAAGCAAGAAAAACAAAATATATCAACAAGTAAAAAGGAAAATAAAAAATGGCAACACACTTTGGAAAAGAAGGAGTCGTAACTGCTGGTGGAACTGGTATAGGCGAACTAACTGGTTACACACTTGAAACTACTGCTGATGTTGTTGAAGATACTCAATTATCAGATGCAACTAAATCATTTGTAAGTGGCAGAACATCATTTTCAGGAACTTTAGAAATGAGTTATGATGAAACTGATTCTCCACAACAAACATTAACTGCTGGAACTACAATAGCTTTTATATTAGCACCAGAGGGTAATTCATCAGGAGATGAAACTTTTACAGGATCAGGAATTGTTACAGGCATGAGTGTCAATGTTACTTTAGATGGAATAACTACTAGATCAGTTACATTTCAAGGCACAGGGGCATTAACAAGAGGAACTGTATAATCCTAATTTATGTCAGTTATCGATAGAGTAAAGACTCATTTTGAAACTCTTAACACAATTACTATTGAAGTTGAGGAGTGGAAAGACGAGCATGGTAATCCGAGTATATTTTATTCTGAACCACTTACCCTTGAAGAAAAAAACATAATCTTTAAAAAGTCTAGTAACTTTCAAGACTTAACTGTTCTTGTTGATTTGCTTATAATGAAACTCCAAGTCAAAAACGACAAGGGAGAAATGATTAAAGCATTTGAACCTTTTGATAAACTTGCTTTAAGAAAGAAAGCAGACTCTAATGTTATTGCTAATATTGCTAATAAAATTCTTTTAGACACTAATTACGAGGATGCCGAAAAAAAGTAGTTAGCGACCCTGACATCAGGTCGCTTTTAGTAATAGCAGACAGACTCCACATTACAATTCAAGAAGTATTAGATATGCCAGTTAGCCATTATAATCTTTGGTTAGCATACTTGAAAAAAGAGCAAGATGAGTATAAAAGTCAAGAGAGAATAGCGAAACACAGATAATAAATTATGGCACAACAACTTAAAATAGACATTGTAGCAAAAGATAGAACCAAACAAGCATTAGGTAAGTTACAGGGAAGTCTAGGTAGATTAAAAAATGCTGTATTTAGTTTAAAAGGTGCTTTTGTAGGTTTAGGTGCTGGTCTAGTAGTTAGATCATTTGTTAATACAGGAAGAAGCATAGAAGATTTAAATGTTAGATTAAAACAATTATTTGGTAGTACCCAAGAGGGTGCTAAAGCATTTGAAGTAATGTCTAACTTTGCTTCTAAAGTTCCTTTTTCACTAGAACAGATTCAAGAAGCATCAGGAAATTTAGCAGTAGTTGCTGGAGATTCTGAAAGACTTGCAAAAATTTTAGAAATAACAGGTAATGTTGCGGCAGTTACAGGAATAGATTTTAGAACTGCTGGAGAACAAATACAAAGATCATTCGCTGGTGGTATAAGTGCGGCAGATATTTTTAGAGAAAAAGGTGTTAGAGATATGCTTGGTTTTAAAGCTGGTGCAACTGTTACAGCAGAAGAAACTGTAAAAGCATTTCAAAAAGTTTTTGGTAAAGGTGGAAAGTTTGGTAATGCAACAGACGAACTTGCTACAACATTTACTGGAACTTTATCTATGCTTGGAGATAAATTATTTAACTTTAAAAGAGGAGTTGCTGGTGCTGGTTTCTTTGATGAACTTAAAAAAGAGTTCAAAAGTTTAAATCAGTTTATAGAGGAAAATGCATCAGCATTTGAAACAATAGGTAGAGCAATAAGTAAAGTTTTAGTATTTGCTGTAAGAGCATTAGCTGGTGCAATAAGAGCAGTTGGTAACGCAACTAATTTTATTAAAAGACAGATAGAAGATATACAAAGATTATTAGGTTTTGATGTTCCTTTTGTTGTTGAAATAGAAAAAGGTAAAAAAGTTATAAAAGAAGTAAATTTTGATTTAGTTAAACAAAAAACATTATTTGAAAAAATTAAAGAGGAACTTAAAAACTTAAATGAGGGTTTTAAAATACAAAAAGAAATAGTTGGAATGATAAAGTCTGGTGTGGGTAGTGTTTCAAAATCTATTGCAGAATCAATAGTATTAGGTAAACAATTAAATGAAACATTTAAGAAGTTAGCACAACAAATATTAATAAACATTATTTCTAAAACTATTGAAAGACTTGCTTTACTTGGTATAGAAAAATTATTATTAGGAGATATTGTTAAAGAAGAAGAAAAAAAAGATAATTTAATTAGACGACAGAATACAAATTTAAAAAGACAAATAGCACTTAATGCTATGACAGGGGGTGGTGGAAGTTTTTTAAGTGGTTTATTTGGTAAAGCATCAGGTGGTGCAGTAGCAAAAGGACAACCAACTATTGTAGGAGAAAGAGGTGCAGAATTATTTATACCAAATTCATCAGGACAAATAACACAATCTGCAAGAGGAACTGATGGTGGAAGTACAACAGTTAATTTCAATATAAACACAGTAGATGCTTCTGGCTTTGAAGATTTATTAGTTAGATCAAGAGGAACTATTACACAATTAATTAATAATGCTGTTAATGAAAGAGGGAGTAGAAATTTAATATAATGTCAGGTTCTTTCCCTATATCAACTGCTAAATTTGGAACTTTAGGAATAAAGTCAATTCAAAATACAATTATATCTAAATCAGTATCAGGTAAAAGATTAGTAAGACAAATAGATAACCAAAGATTTGCTTTTACAGTTCAGATTATTACTGCAAAAAGATCAGATGTATATGGAGATTTAATGGCTTTTATAATGAAACAAAGAAGTCAAAAAGAAACTTTTACAATCATACCACCAGAAATAGAAGATGCTAGAGGTAACGAGTCAGGTACAGTTTTAGTTAATGGTGTTCATGCAGTTGGAGATACAACAATCGCTTGTGATGCTTTTGCTGGAGATGGTGCTGGTAGATTTAAAGCTGGAGATTTTTTAAAGTTTGCTTCACATAATAAAGTTTATATGGTTGTTGCAGATGTAACAAGTTCTAGTAATGCGGCCACAGTTACAATAGAACCACCTTTACTTGTAGCACTAGCAAACGATTCAGTAGTTACTTATGACAATGTTCCTTTTACAGTTTCATTAACAACAGACATTCAAGAGTTTGGAGTATCTGGTGCAGATAAAGATGGTAATTTATATTATGAGTTTCAATTTGATGTTGAAGAAGCATTGTAGATGAAATATAAAGTTAAGTATTGGATAAGTGTTGATTTTTTAGCAGAAGAAATAATAGATGCTGATGATTTTAATTCTCAATCCTTTAATCAGGGTAAGTATAGCGAACCATCTAAAAATGCTAGTTATATGGTCAATGATGCAATAAAAATTAACAGACGAACATTTGAGGAACATGACGAGAAGCCTGACAACAGCGATAAAGAACGAACTAGCAACAAATGATATTAAACCAGTACATCTTATCACTATTGGCTTCGGTACTCCTGTTAATATTACAGATTGCTCATTTCCATTAACATCATCAATATCAGGTTCATCAGTTACATATTCTTCTAGTGATTTTATATTAGGAATATCTAATCATACAGAAGAAACAGACGTTACAAAATCAAGTGTAAGTATTAATCTATCTGGTGCAGATCAAACATTTATTTCAATAGTATTAAATGAAAATATAGTTAATGACAATGTTGATATTTTTAGAGGTTTTTTAAATGATTCTAATGCTTTAATTGCTGACCCTTTTTTACTTTATAAAGGAAAAATTGAAAGTTTTGAAATACAAGAGGGAGAAAAAGAAAGTATAGTTGGTTTATCAGTTGTATCTCATTGGGCCGACTTTGAAAAAAAAAATGGTCGAAAAACAAACAACAATTCTCAACAAAGATTTTTTAGTGCAGACGTGGGTATGAATTTTTCATCACAAACAGTACAAGATATTAAATGGGGTAGAAAATAATGGGTATTAGGAGTGTTGTTAGAAGAGCAGTATCGCCTATTTTAAGATTTCTTGGAGTAAATCCATTAGTCGCATTAGGTGTTAGTTTATTTCTTGCTTGGATATTAAGACCAAAAGTTCCTGAAATAGAAGATTTTGGTACAAATGAATTTGATGATTTTGAAAGAGGTTTATTAGTTAATAAACAATCTAATGACTCAAACATTCCTGTTATATTTGGAGAAAGACTTGTTGGTGGAACTAGAGTCTTTATGGAAACTTCAGGCACAGATAATACTTATTTATATATGGCAATCGTTATGTCGGAGGGAGAAATAAACGATATAGAAGAAATTAGAGTAGATGATAAAGTTGTTACATTTGCATCTAGTTTTTCAGATGGAACAGAAGTAGAAGTAGGAAGTGGAGATAGTAATTTTTTTAAAGATAGTGAAAGTTTAATTAGAGTAGAACCTCATTATGGAACAGATGGTCAATCAGCATCATCTTTATTATCAACATTATCATCTTGGGGAAGTAACCATAAATTATCTGGTTTATGTTATTTAGCATTAAGATTTAAATGGAATCAAGACGCATTTACTGGAATACCTAAAGTCCAAGCAAAGATACAAGGTAAAAAAGTTGTATTTTATAATTCTGATTTAGATGCACAAACTGCGGCTTATAAAACAAATCCAGCTTGGTGTTTATTAGATTATTTAACAAATGAAAGATATGGAAAAGGTGTAGCAATTTCAGAAATAAATTTACAAAGTTTTTATGATGCTTCAGTTGTTTGTGAAACACAAGTAACACCATATTCAGGTGCAAGTGATATAAATATTTTTGATACAAATACTGCATTAGACACATCACAAAAAATTATAGATAATGTTAGAGAAATGTTAAAAGGTTGCAGAGGTTATCTTCCATACACACAAGGTAAGTATAGTTTAATTATTGAAACAACAGGAAGTGCATCAATCACATTAACAGAAGATGATATTATAGGTGGATATAATTTATCTATCCCAACAAAAAATGAAAGATACAATAGAGTTATAGTTGGCTTTGTTGACCCAGCAAGAAATTTTCAAGTTAATGAAGTTCAGTTTCCACCTATTGACGATAGTGGATTATCAAGTGCAGATAGACACGCAACTATGAAAACTGTTGATGGTGGATTTTTATTAGAGGGTAGATTTACATTTAAGACACTTACAAGTCCATATCAAGCAGAGGAGATGGCAGAAGTTATTTTAAGAAGATCAAGAGAAGCATTAACACTTGGTATTAATGTTAGCTTTGATGCTTATGATTTAGCCATTGGAGATATAGTAAATATTACACATAGTTCTTTAGGTTTTTCTGCAAAAGCATTTAGAGTTATGGGTTTGACCTTTAACGAAGATTACACAATAGGATTATCTCTTGTTGAATATCAAGCTAGTCACTATACTTGGGCAAGTAAAGCACAAGTAGCATCTACACCATCTACTAATCTTCCTAATCCTTTTATTGTTCAAGCACCATCAAGTGTAACTTTAGATGATGAGTTAATTGAATATAATGATGGAACTGTAATTGTAGCTTTAAATGTAACTGTTGGTGCTTCTGCTGATAGTTTTGTTGATTATTACCAAGTAGAATACAAATTAAGTACAGATTCAGATTTTATAATTTATGCACAAGGTTCAGGATTAAATCACAGAGTCTTAAATGTAATTGACCAAAAGATTTATAATGTAAGAGTTAAAGCTGTATCATCTCTTGGTGTATCATCAGCTTATGTAACAGCAACTAGAACTATTGTAGGTGCTATTGAACCACCAGCAGATGTAACAGATTTTTCTTGTAATATTTTAGGACAAGAAGCACATTTAGCTTGGACACAAATACCTGATTTAGATTTAGCTTTTTATCAAATTAGATATTCAACAGAAACAGATGGCACAGGAGATTGGGCAAACTCTGTATCTTTAGTAGAAAAAGTATCAAGACCAGCAACATCAGTTACAGTTCCAGCTAGGGCTGGAACCTATCTTATAAAAGCATTTGATAAATTAGGTAATGCAAGTTCTAATGCAACTGCAATAGTTTCTAATGTTATTGGAATACAAAATTTTAATACAATAACTTCTGTATCAGAACACCCTAATTTTAATGGAACATTGACAGATACTACAATAGTAGATGGCAGTTTAAGATTAGATTCTTCAGAATTATTTGATTCAGCTAGTGGAAACTTTGATGCAGAAACAACTAGATTTTTTGATTCAGGTGTTAGTAATGCAGACTTTAATGCAAGTGGTAATTACTTATTTGCTGATGTAGTTGATATAGGTGCTAAACATACAACTAGAATTACAGCTACTTTAAAACAAACTTCTGATGACCCAGATGATTTATTTGATAATAGATCAGGACTATTTGATTCACAAAATTCTAGCTTTGATGGAGATACACCAGCCAACTCTAATGCACATTTAGAAATTGCCACAAGTGATGACAACTCTACTTATACTGATTTTCAAAATTTTGTTATAGGAAATTATACAGCTAGATATTTTAAATTTAGAGTTGTTTTAACTTCTAGTGATTTAGCTTCTACTCCTGTAGTTCAAGAAGTATCAATCACAATAGATATGGAAGATAGAATATTTAGTGGAAATGATATAACATCAGGTGCAGCAACTAAAACTGTATCATTTACAAACCCTTATAAAACTGTTAATTATGCAGTTGGAATTACAGCAGAAGATATGGCAACTGGAGATTTTTTTTTAGTAGAATCTAAAACAATCAATGGTTTTAATGTAACATTTAAAAATGCAAGTGGTTCAGCAGTATCTAAAACATTTGATTTTATTGCAAAAGGGTTCTAAAAGGGATATAAGAAAACATTATGGCACAACACGATTATAACATAGCAAACGCATCATTCCCTACAGTTAGAACAGATATAAACAATGTTCTATCTGCTATTAATTCAACTAATTCAGGTTCTTCAAGACCTAGTAGTGCTGTCGCTGGAACGATCTGGTTGGATACTTCTGGTGCTGCAACTGCTCAACTTTTAAAAATGTATGATGGTGCTGGAGATATAACTTTAGCAACTGTTAATTTTACAGCTAACACAGTTGATTTTCAAGATAGTGATGCTGGTGGAATTACATTTAAACAAGAAGGAACAAATTTTACAGACAGTTTATTAATTGGTCATGCAACACATGGAACTTTAGATGATGCACAAAATAATACTGGCGTTGGTATTGGTGCGTTAGATGCTTTAACTTCCGCAAATCAAAATACAGCACTTGGCTATAATGCTGGTTCATCTGTTGGTACTGGTGGTGGTAATACTTTTATTGGTGCTTATGCAGGTCAATCTGTAAATGGTGGTACTAATAATACTGCTGTTGGAAAATTAGCTGGTGGTGGATTAAATAGTGCCGCAAATTATAATACTATGCTTGGAGAAGATGCTGGACTAAATGTAACAAGTGGTGATGGTAATGTAATTATTGGTAAAGTTAATGCTCCAAGTGCAACTGACGACAGACAATTAGTAATTGCTGGTTATGATGGTTCAACAACTACAACTTGGATTTCTGGAGATAATTCTGGAAATGTAACAGTAGCTGGAACATTAACATCAACAACTGGATTAACTAAAACAGTTGGTAAAGAAACTATGTGGGTTCCAGCTTCAGCTATGTATGGTGCTACAACTAATCCAGCAGACGCACAACAAGTAGAAACAACAGCAACAAGACCTGATATGAAAGTATTAGACTTTGATGCTGGTACAGATGAATTTGCACAATTTTCAGTAGCATTTCCTAAATCATGGAATGAGGGAACAGTAACTTATCAAGTATATTGGACACCAGCTTCTACAAACACAGGTAATTGTATTTTTGGATTACAGGGGGTTTCTTGTGGAGATAGTGATACTATTGACGTTACTTATGGAACAGCAATAAATGTTACAGATGCTGGTATAGGAACTGTTAAAGATCAACAAGTAACAGCAGAAAGTGGTGCAGTTACTATTGCTGGTAGTCCAGCAGTTGATCAATTAACTTACTTTCAATTATTTAGAGATGCAAATGCTGGTGGAGATACATTTAGTGCTGATGCAAGAGTTCTAGGTATTAAAATATTCTTTACTACTGATGCGGCTAATGATGCGTAATTATGAGAGATTTAAAAAATAAACTCATTTCTAGCAAGAATACAAAAAATATACAAACACGAAAAAATAAATCATTTGGTTATCAAGTATTAGGTTTTGGTTCTGGAGGCTCTGCCCCACCAGCACCTTATAATATAGAATTTTTAGTTGTAGCTGGTGGTGCTGGAGGCGGCCCGAATCCTCATGGTGGTGGAGGGGGTGCTGGAGGTTACAGAACTTCTACGCAAGAAGTTGCACCAGACGTTCAAATTACAGCAACAGTTGGTGCTGGAGGTGCTGGGGGTACAGCATATTCTTCAAGAGGTGTTAATGGTTCTAATTCTGAAATATCAGGTACAGATTTAACAACTATTACTTCTGCTGGTGGAGGTGGTGGTGCTTTTGAAAATGTTGCTACTGCTGGTAATGGAGGTTCTGGTGGAGGAGGAGAGGGAAGAAATTCTCCTGGTTCAGGTGGCTCTGGAAACACTCCAAGTACATCTCCAAGTCAAGGTAATAATGGTGGTAATGGAAGTGGTGGTTCTGCTAACTATGGTGCTGGTGGTGGTGGTGGAGCTGGTGCTACAGGTGGAAATGGAAGTAGTGGCTCAGGAGGTAATGGAGGTAATGGAACTTCAAACTCAATAACAGGTTCTTCAGTTAATTATGCTGGAGGTGGAGGTGGTTCATTATTTAATGGCACTCCATCTGGTTCAGGTGGCTCAGGAGGTGGAGGTGCTGGTTCAAATGGTCAAGGTGCTAATGGAACTGCTAATACTGGTGGTGGAGGAGGTGGTAGTGAAAGACAACCTAATTCAAATGGAGGAAATGGTGGTTCTGGTGTTGTAATTTTAAAGATGCCAACAGCATCTTATACAGGAACACAAAGTGGTTCTCCTACTGTTACAACATCTGGAGATAATACAATTTTAACATTTACAGGGAGTGGCACTTATACTGCTTAAAAAATTATGGCTCATTTTTGTAAAATAGGAACAGAAAATTTAGTTGAAAAAATTGAAATAGTATCAAATGATATTGCAACAAATGAAGAAGCTGGTGTAAATTTTTTAAATAATCTTTATGGAACAAGTGATGTTTGGAAACAGACTTCTTATAATACATTAGCTGGGATACATAAATTAGGTGGAACACCATTTAGAAAAAATTATGGTTGCATTGGTTATACTTATGATGAATCAAAAGATGCTTTTATTGCACCAAAACCATTTAATAGTTGGATTTTAAATGAAACAACTTGTGTTTGGGAAGCACCTTTGTTAAAACCAGATGATGATAAAACATATTCATGGAATGAATCAACAGTAAGCTGGGATTTAATTGAATAAATATTAAATAAAAATGGTGTGAATGAATTACGATATTATACCTTTATTTTCTAAAGTTTTTTATATAAAAAAACTAGATATTGATACTAAAAAAATTGTATCCATGATGAATAATGATTTTGAAAAAGCTGGTTCAAAAACATCAGTAGATATTGAGAATATATGTTCATCTTCAATCTCAATGTCTGTGTTAGAACAAAATAAATTTAGTTCTTTAAAGAAACAAATAATGAAAGAATTTTATAATTTTGCTCATAATGTAATGAAATATGACAATGAGTTTAAAATAACAACATCTTGGTTTACAAAAACTAAAACAAGTCAAAGTTCAAACTATCATAATCATAATAATTCAATGATTAGTGGAATATTATATTTACAAACAGATGACAATTCTGGAAATATAAGTTTTGAAGATTTTAGTAATCGTAGATTTAACTTAAATGTTGAAAAATATAATATACATAATTGTTTAGAGTATCAGTTTAAACCTACAGATGGACTTATGATTCTATTTCCTAGTGAAGTACATCATAAAATATTAAAAAATAATTCTAACATTGTAAGACATTCACTAGCTTTTAATTTTTTACCTATTGGTAAAATAGGAGATGGAGATAATTATATAAATATACAAATATAAAATAATTTATGAAAAATTCAACAATACAAAATTTATTTCCAACACCAATTTATCAAAATAACATAGGAAGAATATTTAACAAAAAAGAATTAGAGTTTATAAAAAATGAAAAAAATTACTGTGTTAAAAATGTTGGCAATGTTAATACTATTAATAATTATATATTAAACAAACCAGAATTAAAAAATATAAAAAACTTTATACAGCAATGTTGTGATGATTATTTAAAAAAAATTATATCTCCTAAAAATAATGTTAAACTTTATATAACTCAATCTTGGTTAAACTATACTAATAAAGATGAGTTTCATCATTCTCACGAACACGCAAATTCAGTAGTATCTGGTGTTTTTTATTTTAATTGTAATAAAAAAAATGATTCTATTAAATTTACAAATCCTAAAGGTTATGAACAAATAAAACCTGAAATAAAAAATTTTAATATATGGAACTCTGATACATGGTGGTTTTCTGTTGAAAGCGGAGAATTAATAATGTTTCCATCTTCAACAAAACATCAAGTAGATACAAAGCATGGTACAAATACTAGAATAAGTTTAGCATTTAATACTTTTTATAAAGGCACAATAGGTTCAAATAGTTCTTTAACAGAATTGATATTATAAAAAAAAACTGATATATAAAAAGTGCAAGTGGGTATTTACACACCATTTACTCACTTGCTTAACTATGGTTTAAAACTATGCAACTATCAAAACATTTTACATTAGAAGAATTTGAGAAATCTCAAACTGCTACTAGAAAAGGTATAACTAATAAAGCTGGTAGTGGAGAGATTAAAAGTCTAGGCGATCTTTGTTATGAGATACTAGAGCCAGTAAGAGTTAAGTTTGATAAACCAGTTACAATAACAAGTGGCTATCGTAGTAAAAAACTTTGTCTAGCTATTGGTAGTTCAGAAAATTCACAACATACTTGTGCTAATGGTTCGGCGGCGGCTGATTTTGAAATAGCTGGTGTTAGTAATTTAGAAGTAGCTTTATGGATTGAAAACCATTGTGACTTTGATCAATTAATTTTAGAGTATTGGACAGGCGAAGCGAATAGTGGGTGGATTCATGTATCGTATAAAGATGGTTCTAATAGAAAACAAGTCTTAACATTTGATGGCAAATCATATACTAATGGATTACCAGAAGCAAAATGGTCTGGTGGTAAATTACAAAACTAGGAGATAATATGCTAACTAAAAAACAAAAAAAACTACCAATGGCTTTACAAAAAGCAATTATGAAGAAACAAAAGAAAAAAAAGAAAGTGAGAAAATAACATGGCTTATGGATATAGTATGAAACCTAAGAAGAAGAAAAAGAAAAAAAAAAAGAATAAGAAGAAGTAAATGGTAAAAGTAGCATCAATCACAGGAATCATTAAAGGTTTAAAACCTAGACAGCAAAAGACTATGAAAAGTCATGCTCGACATCACTCGTTAAAACATATGCGATCTATGGCTAATGCTATGAAAAAAGGTGCTACTTTTTCTTCTGCACATACTAAAGCTATGAAAAGTGTGGGAAAATGAAAATACGTAGAGTTTCAAAGGATAAAAAAACTAAAATTCCTAAAAAGTATTTATCAGGTCTTAAAGGTGGTAAAAGATCAGCTAGAGCAAGTCTTATTAAAGCTATGTCAGATGCTTATAAAAAAGGTCAAAGAATACCAAAATCAATGTTTAAAGCGAGGTATAAATAATGGCTATAAGAAGAAAACCACTATCTGCACAAGTTATCTCAACACTTAGAGCAAAAGCAAAAAATAGAAAAAACATCACACTTGGACAATTAAAGAAAGTATATCGTAGAGGTCAGGGTGCATTTTTAGGAAGTGGAAGCAGACCAAAGACTTCTATGGCTTCTTGGTCTATGGGTAGAGTAAATAGTTTTTTACGAGGTAGTAGAAAACATGATCTTGATTTAAGAAGAAAGAAAAAAAAATAATGGCTAAGTTAAACGCATTACAAAAAATAGAATCACACGAAAAACTTTGTCGTATAATGCAAAAACTAACTCACAATAAAATCCACTCAATAGAAGAAAGAGTAAAACGATTAGAAAAAATTTTACTAATTTCTACTGGCTCACTTATAAGTGCTATGGGCTATGTAATATTTACATTATTATCTAAATAAGGTACAAGTTATGCTTGTATGAACAATAAAAAAATACTTGTTATTTCTGATATGCACCTACCTTATCAACATAAGGATTCAATAACATTTTTAAAAGAAATCAAAAAAGAATTTAAACCAGATAGAATAATTAACATTGGCGATCTGTTAGACTTTCATGCTATATCTATGCACGAACATAACCCAGATTTATATTCTGCTGGACATGAACTAGATAAGGCCAAAGAATACATACAACAATTAGAAGCAATATTCCCAGAAGTTACAGAAGTTGATAGTAACCATTCAAGCCTAGTTTATAGACGAGCATTAAAATATGGAATGTCTAAACAATTCCTAAAACCTTATGGAGATTTTTTAGGTACTAGAAAATGGAAGTGGATAGATGATTTAACTCTTACAATGTCTAATGGCCAAAGATGTTTTTTTACACATGGAAGAAGTGCAGATGTATTAAAGGTAAGTCAAGCTATGGGTATGTCAGCAGTTCAAGGCCATTATCATACTAAATTTGTAATAAGCTATTGGGCAAATCCTGACAATCTATTCTTTGGTATGAATGTTGGTTGTTTAATTAATCAAAAGTCTATGGCTTTTAACTATGCTAAGAACTTTAAGACAAGGTTTATTCTAGGTTGTGGAATTATACTTAATGGAATACCTAGACTACTTCCTATGGTTATTAATAAAAAAGGCGATTGGATAGGTAAAATTGTCTAGGTTAAGGCCACAGAGAACGACTTTAAAGGCTACTGACAAGCAAATAGGTGGGAAGCACTACAAGGAATATAAAATCCAACCTATTGAGTTTATAGTCGCAAATAAACTTGATTTCATACAAGGTAATATTATAAAATACGCACTTCGAAAAAAAGATGGAGAACACCTTGATGAGAAGTGGAATAAGATAATTCATTACTGCGAATTAGCAAAAGAGTTGCAAAATAAAAAATAAGGAATATTAGGAATGAATGAACTTTACTCATTTTATTTACTCTGCTCTTGTGTTATATTGGATAACATTATTATTTTTAACAAGTAACACATATTTATGATTTTTAGTTTATTGAATAACCCACTTACAAAATTAGCAGTTGGTAAAGTAACTGACCATTTTAAACACAAAGCTGAAAAAGTTAAAACAATACGAGCCGCAGAAATAGAAGCCGCAAAAGATGTAGATATAACTAGAATTAAAAGCCAAGATAAAAGTTTTAAAGATGAACTTTTACTCGTGTGGCTAATTGGAATGTTGAGTACTGGATTTTTTGAAAGCACTAGAGATAACTTTGAAGAATGGGTAAGAATAATAAACGATTTACCTGATAGTGTTTGGTATTTAGTTATTATAGTATTTACTGCAACTTTCTCTACCAAGATGACAGATAAGGTTTTAAATAGAAACAAAAAGAAGTAATATGTCCTAATGGACATAGACGCAGTAATTATAGATTTAGAATTTCAATTAGAAACAGTACATAATCCTTATGGGCATTTTGTTAATTTTAGATTTATAGATGTAACTCCTAATAAAACTAAATTATTGAAAATGATTTCTGATATACAGAAGCATCCAGAAGTTGATCTAATAGATTATAACTATACTGAAACTCCTATCACATCTAAAACTAGCATAAAATATTTTGATATTACTAAACATTAAATAGGGTGGTAAAGAGAGAGCAAAACCACCCCACCAAACTGTTAACTCTCGCTAACAACTTTATTCACTAACTGATTAACAAGGGAGCAATCCAATTCTCGTTAGTGAAATTCATTAAACTTTACTATTCAAAGCTAAATCTCTTTTTAACTCTGATTGTTTTAAACTGACATATCTATCTATATTGGCATATTTATATCTAGCTTTAATTAATTCTTTTTCTGTTTCTGCATATTGTTCAACAATCATTTTATAGTCTTTATCTATTCTAGCTTCATGTTCAGCTTCAGACATAGTTTTAACTAATTTCTTATGTTTAATTACACACGCAGAAAATACTGCTTTTCTACCCTCATCTAAAATAATTACTTTCTTTTGCCACTCTGCCCATTCGTTAGATGCTTCTTCTAATTTTTTATATAATTGATCACTTAATTGGTTGCTCATTCTTTTTCTCCTTTAACATATATTTTAGTGTACTTGTTGTTGGGTTAAAATCTAATTTATCACAAGACATTAGACTAATTGCTATAACAATCATAAATATTATAGCAACTATCTTTACGACAAGTCTATTGTATTTTCTGTGTATTGAATGACCAAATATTATCATGGATACAACAACATTTCCTCTGCTTCTTTTTCTAATTGTTTTATTTGTTGTTTAAGATGTTTGTTTTCTATTTCATATTTTTCAGCCAAACTTCTTTGTTGTTTAACTTCTAAATATAAGGCTTGTACTTCTTCTTCTTTTATAGCCATGTTTTTTTTTAATTTATAAATTTCTTTATCTTTAGACGAACCAACTTCATTTTCAAAAGTTTTATCAAAATCAAGCATAATTAAAACAATAAGACTCCTAATATAAATCCAGATATAAACCATACAATTTCTGTACGATAATATAAAGACCAAATATTTACTTTTTTAATTATTTTTTTCATAATTAAAATGGTATCTCGTCATCCATATCATTCATATTCTGTACTGGAACAGCATTATCTGGTGCAGAGGGTTGAGCCTGTGTCATTGGTTGTGGTGTGTACTGTGGAACAGTTTGACCAATAGGTTTAAATCCATCTACATTAGCACTAGGCTTATAAGGTTTAATCATAACCAAACAAATAATCTGTTCAAGATTACCTTTTGCATATTGAGGTGGATTTTGCATTTCCTGTGTTTTAGTCATATACTTTAAAACATATCCAGCTTTAGTATATTCTTGAACTTCAGGTGTATTAAACCAATCATTAACTTGTGATAACCCATATTTTCTTTTGGTTAAACTACAAGTAAATTTCACTTTACTAGCTTCTCCACTATACTCATATTTAGGGCTTTGATTTCCTGTTGGGAATAATCTCATTGATAATCCGCAGAATGGTTTGTCAAATTTAGTTTTTTCGTACATTTTGTTTTCCTTTTTTTAGTTTATATTGACGTACTGACTCGTTAAACAACAACTCGGACTTATGACAACTTAATAATCCAAGAAATGCTTTTAAGTGTTCCTTTTTATATAAGACATGTCTAGCTTCAAAATCTCCACTATCTTTAGGGAGTCTAACTATATACATCTTATTTATCTTCTTTCCTGTTTGTTCTTCATAGGCCAACTTATATCCATGTAGTTGATGAACCATATTTAGAAACAAACCTTTTGAAGTTTTTATATCTATTAGCCATAGGTTATTCTGTGAGTCTTTAGCAATTAAGTCTAAAGTTCCACAAAACCCACGTTCAGAATATAAAACCTTTTCAGACTCAACAACTTTTAAC